ATCGATACCTCTAAAGGGTGCATCTAAAGTCGATGATGTGAAACAGTTGTGCGAGATTATCGGCATGCCACTACTACCGTGGCAAGAGTACGTTCTTAAGGACATGCTGACCGTGGACAAGAACGGTATGTTTATTCGTAAGCTAAATTTGTGTCTCCTGTCGAGACAGAATGGCAAAACTCACCTAGCCCGCATGCTTATCCTTGCTCACCTGCTCAAGTGGGATAGTAAGAACATTCTGATCATGTCCTCGAACCGCTCGATGGCTTTGGATACCTTTCGACAAGTTGCCTATGTATTGGAGAACAATGACCACCTCAAAGGATTCGTCAAACAGATCAGATATGCCAACGGAACTGAATCTATTGAAATGCTGGACGGATCAAGGCTGGACGTTGTTGCAGCTACTAGAGACGGTTCTCGCGGACGAACTGCGGACTTCCTCTACATTGACGAGCTCCGAGAAGTCAGCGAAGAAGGATACCGAGCAGCTATTCCAACAACTAGAGCGCGTCCAAATTCTCAGACGCTTCTTACCTCTAATGCAGGAGACGGTTTCAGCCTAGTCCTTAATGGCATGCGTGAAAGAGCGTTAGAAAACCCTCCTAAGAGCTTTGGCTTTTACGAGTACTCAGCTCCCCAATACTGCAAGATTACAGACCGAGCTGCGTGGGCTATGGCTAACCCTGCACTCGGCTACACCATAACGGAGGAAGCCCTTGAAGAAGCTGTTGCTACTAGCCCTATTGAAAACACTAGAACTGAGCTGCTATGTCAATGGATTGATTCTCTCAGTAGCCCTTGGCCACATGGAATCCTTGAGGAAACGTCCGATGCCTCACTCACGATCCCTGTCGGTGGTTATACAGTTTTTGCTTTCGATGTGTCTCCATCTCGCCGCAATGCGAGCCTCGTTGCTGGTCAGATATTGCCTGACGGTCGAATCGGTGTCGGGATTCTCCAGACGTGGGAGTCTCAAGTAAGCGTGGACGACCTTAGGATCGCGGCTGACATAAAAGCGTGGTCGGATAACTATCGTCCGAAACAAATTTGCTTTGACAAGTACACCAGTCAGTCGATAGCAGACAAGCTCTCAAATTCTGGCTGCATAACTCAAGACATTTCAGGTGCTGCGTTTTATCAGGCATGCGGCGACCTTCTTGATGGATTGGTAAACCATAGGGTCGTTCATTCGGGGCAGGAAAATTGGGTTCAGCAAATGAATAACTGCGCAGCTAAGACCAACGATTCTTCGTGGCGTATCGTTAAACGCAAATCTTCGGGCGACGTGTCAGGAGCAATTTCTACTGCAATGGTTGTACACATGCTTTACAAACCACAACAGACAGCAGCTATATACACCGATTAACAGTCATGTAGTGTATAATTGCACCCTATGGGTCTCTTTTCGCGTAAGCCACAAGTAATCGAAGCGCAATACGCGCCCTCAATCATGGGTGAGAACCTCCCAACACTTTACAACGCGATAATTCCACGCGTCTCACGTCACGATGCAATGAGCGTCCCTTCAATCGCTCGCGCTCGTAACCTCATTTGCGGAACTGTTGCATCTATCCCGCTTGAGTATTACAAGACTTCAACTGGCGAAGTAATTTCTCCACCTCGTTGGATCAAGCAGCTTTCAAAGAACCAACCATCATTTGTCACATTGACATGGATTGTTGATTCACTTCTATTCTACGGAGTTGCTTATCTCCTAGTTACGGAGCGTTATGCAGAAGATGGTCGCCCTGCTTCTTTCGAGTGGGTGGCTAACACTCGCGTTACTTTCACTACTGATCTTTATGGTTTGCATGTAACTCAGTATTACATTGACGCAACTGCTGTCGATATGAATGACATTGTTACAATTCAGGGATTCGACGAAGGCGTATTGGATCGTGGTGGTCGCACTATTCAGGCGGCTATTGATTTAGATCGTGCAGCGGCTTTGAACTCTGCCAATCCACAGCCCGCTGGCTTCCTTAAAAATACAGGGGCTGACCTTCCTCCTAACGAAGTTCAAGGTCTCATTGCTGCATGGAAACGCGCACGTCAGAACAACTCGACTGCGTACCTAACTTCAACTCTCGATTATTCTCCTGTTTCGTTCTCGCCTAAAGACATGATGTACAACGACGGAATTCAAAACCTCAGTACTCAAATTGCGCGAATGATGAACGTCCCTGCTTACTATTTGAGCGCAGATCAGAACACGACTATGACTTATGCCAACGTGACAGAAGAAAGAAAACAATTTTTCTCTCTATCCCTTGAGCCCTATGTACAAGCGATACAGGCACGTTTTTCAATGGACGACATTTCAACTTCTGGACATGAAACACGCTTCGCCGTATTTGACACATTCCTCAGGGAAGATCCTTTGGTGGAGCTACAAGTAATCGAGAAGCTATTAGGTCTCGGACTCATTACAACTGAACAGGCAATGGAAATGACGGACTTAACTCCTAACGGTAGCGAAGGAATGAGCTAATGGAACAACTAATTATTGAAGCCTCATCTATTGAGTGCTCAGAAGAGCGACGCGAAATCTCAGGCAAAATTGTGCCTATGGGAACAGGCGAAATCGGCAACACCAATATGGGTGGCGTTGTATTCGAAGCAGGGTCTATTGACATTGCTGACGTTTCTAAAATCAAGTTGCTGTCACAGCACGACATGAAGAAGCCAGTTGGTCGAATGATCGCGGCTGAAACACGCGCAGATGGAATCTACGCAACATTCAAGCTCTCACGTTCAACAGGCGGCAACGATGCACTTATTCAGGCACAAGAAGGACTTGTATCAGGTCTTTCAGTTGGTGCAGAAGTAATCGCATCAAAGCCTTCACGCGATGGACACATCGTGGTAAGCAAGGCTTCCTTGCGTGAAGTGTCGCTCGTCACAGAGGCTGCCTTCAAATCAGCAGCCGTCACAGAAATTCGCGCAGAGGAACAGCCTCTCGTCGAAGAAACAAATCCAACAACAGAAAGCGAGCCAGTCGTGGAAAATACCACACAGGTAGAAGCTCCAGCAGTTGAAGCAGCGGCAGTAGAAGCGGCTCGCCCAACAGTTGCAGCGAATTTGCAAGTCCGTGAGCGCATTGCTCCAATCTCATCAGCACAATACCTCGAAGCATCAATGAAGGCAGCACTAGGTGATGACGAAGCTCGTCGCACAGTTCGCGCCGCCGATGATTCTACAAGCACCAACACAGGTTTGACGCTCCCGTCCCACCTAAACACTTTCATTACAGATACATTCACAGGTCGTCCAGCATTTGAAGCAGCAACACGCGGCTCACTTGCAGGAATTGACGGAATGTCATTCACAGTCCCACGTCTTTACACAAACGCATCAACACCAGATGTTGCGCCAACAGTTGCAGACACAAACGAAGGTTCAGCTCCATCAGAAACAGGAATGACCTCAGCCTATGACACGATTTCAATCGAAAAGTTCAGCGGCTTGCAGCGTGTGAGCTTTGAGCTCGTAGATCGCTCATCTCCTGCGTTCATGGAACTCATGATGACAGAACTTCGTAAGGCATACGAAAAGGCTACAGATGCAGCACTTCTTGCAGCTTATGTTTCAGCAGGTACAACTGCTTCAACAACAGCAGCAACAGCAGCTGGTCTCCAGTCATTCGTTTCTGTAGAAGGCGCAGCAGCTTACAAGGGTACAGGTGGAGACTTCGCTAACAAGCTCGTCGCATCTACCGACGCTTGGGCAGCCATTGCTGGATTTGCGGACACAACAGGACGCAGCCTCTATTCAGCTCAGGGTGCAACACAGAACGCATCTGGTAACGCAGTAGCAACTTCGGTTGTTGGCGGCGTACTAGGCTGCGACTTAATTGTTGATCACAACATCTCTACATCAGGCGTTGTTGATAACTCAATGTTCTTGGTTGCTCCAGCATCTGTTTACACATGGGAATCACCAACAACACAGCTTCGCGTCAATGTTCTTACATCAGGCGAAATCGAAATCAACCTTTACGGTTACCTCGCTATCTACCTTGCTAAGTCAGGTAAGGGCGTTCGTAAGTTTAACCTTACATAATAGCAACACCCTAAGTCGCTTGAGGGGGCTGCCAGAGCCCTTGCAGTCCCCTCAAGTCTTTAGAAAGGAAAAGCATGTCACTCACGACAGTAGCAGAATTAAAGACAGCACTTGGAGTCGGTAGTCTGTATCCAGACGCAACGCTTCAAGAAGTCTGCGACGCTGCTGACAACGTGCTGCTTCCTTATATTTGGAACAACTCAACTTCAACAATCGGTCACAGCAACACAGCCACAACTGGCACTTCTTATTTCGCTGATTCAACTACAGACGTTTTCTATGTTGGACAGACTGTAGTTATCACAGGCTCAGGTTCTAAGCATAACGGCAGCAAAACAATTACTGGTGTAGGCGATTATTCAATTACTTACAACATTTCGGGCAACAACAACACTCCAGCTCCGTACCACCCAATCAATCCTTTCGGTATCGTCGCAGCGGAAACATATTTAGATCCATCAACAATTCCAGCAATTCAAGAAGCAAGTCTCATGATCTGCGTTTCAATCTGGACTTCTCGTCAAACTAACTCAGGCAGCGGCATGAACCCTGACGGTTCAATCGGTAATATGTACGCAATGTCCTCACAGTTGATTTCACGAATTCGTGGGCTTATTGCCCCTTATATAAATCCCAATTCAATGGTGGGCTGATGACAGCCATAACAACTCTACGCGCTAGCCTTGCAGCAGCTCTAGTCGATAACACTCTTTATACGACTTATGCATTTCCTCCTGCAACGCCGAGCCCTAATTCAGTAATCGTCACCCCTAGTGATCCTTACATTGAACCGAACAACAATCTTCGTAATTCAATCAATCCAAAGGCAAACTTTCGCGTACAGATCCTGTTGCCACTTCTAGACAACGAAGGCAACCTCAACGGCATTGAGACCACGGTTGTAGCAGTCTTTAATAAGCTCGCAGCATCTAGTCTCAATCTTCTCGTTGGAACAGTTAGCGCACCTAGCGTCCTATCTATTCCGTCGGGTGATTTATTGACCTGCGACATATCGGTCAGCGCATTTACGGAATGGGAGTAGAAATGACAAATGAAGAAAGAGATTTAGCTTTCCTAGTTAAAATCGGGCAAGTTAAGAAGGCAGAACCAAAACCAAAGCCAGCCACTAAGAAAGATGAGGAATAAGAAATGGCAGTAGGCGCAAATAACAAGGTGGGCTTTAAGATTGGCTCAACCTCTCCAGCTAGCATCGACTTGAGCGATTGGGTTACCAGTTACTCACAAGATGTGACTTACGACACCCTAGAAATTACAGCGATGGGCGACACCTCTCATCGAGTGGTCAAGGGGCTGTTCGCAGGTTCGATTTCAATCGACGTGCTCATTGACGGAGATAACGACGCAACTCTCCAGACATTCAACGATCTCGTTGGACAGACAGCATACTTCAAAGCAATTCAGGATTCAGGCACAGCAATCGGTGCTACAAATCCACTTTACACAGGTCAAATCTTCGTAAACGGCATTACACCTATCAATGGTGCTGTTGCTGATGTTAAGATGATGAGCCTGACATTTTCATGCCAGTCAGAGATTACAATCGCTGAAACTGGTACTTGGTAATCTAATTAAACAAAGGGGCTAAAATGGCAAAACTCAAAGTCACAAGGGCTGATGGACAAGTGCAGGAGTTTGAAATAACACCTGTAATTGAATATAGCTTTGAACAGCATTTTAAAAAAGGCTTTCACAAATGTCTGATAGAGGACGGCATGCAGTCGCACGTCTATTGGTTGTGTTGGGAAGCGATTAGAAGGTCAGGGGAGTCTGTGAAACCTTTTTCAGAGGCTTTCCTAGAAACTGTTAAAGGGGTCGAGGTCTTAGAATCTGACCCTTTGGTATAGAGCGGAACTCCGTTACTTATACGGCGGCGCGTTTGTCGTATGAGTACGGAGTCCCGTTCGAATCAATAGTGAACTTAACGCCCTTAGCGTTCAAGGCTCACATAGATGTTTTAATGGATCTGTCGAAGGAGCGAGAACATGCCAGTAGAGCTAGAGGGCGCACTCGAACTTCGTAAAGCCCTAAAACAATACGCACCTGACTTATCTAAAGAAACACAAAAAGAAGTTGCTAAGAATCTTAAAGCTGTAGTCAATCGTGCTCGCGGGTTTGTACCTGCTGAGTCACCTTTGAGCGGTTGGGCTAACACAACAGGCGATTGGGAATACCGCGCCTTTGATGCTGCCACTATGAAAAAGGGCATTGGCTACAGCACAACTCCGACACGTCCTAATAAGCGTGGCTTTAGAAGCCTTGCAACAATCTTTAACTCATCTGCTGCTGGTGCTATCTACGAGACAGCAGGACGTAAGAACCCTCAAGGACAGCCACCAGCGGATCTTCAATACTCTGTCACTCAAGGCAAGTACGTCAGAAACTCAGACAAGAAGATGAACCGTAGTGCTAATCCTAACGCTGGCAAGCAGTTCATTGACGCAATGCCACCATTGGTTGATTCACAGCAGTCCAACAGCGCAGGTCGCAGAACACGCAAAACTAAGGGTCGCCTTATGTTTAGAGCATGGGCTGAGGATCAAGGCAGAACTACAGCAGCGGTTGTCAAGGCAATCGAGTCTGCTAATAATAAAGTTGTCGTTCTAACTAAGGGCGCAGGTAATAAGACATTCAGAGCTAGGAGCAAGGGCTAATGGCACAAACAGATCTAGCGATACGCATTGCCACCGTACTAGATGCGGCAGGGCTAACAGGAGCAGAAAAGGGAATCAAGTCCCTTGATAAAGGCGTTAAGAATCTAGGAAGAACTCTAGGCGTAAGCCTTAGCGCAGCGGCTGTTGTTGCCTTTGGTAAAGCAGCAGCTAGCGCGTTCATTCAGGATCAGAAAGAAGCAACACAGTTAGCAACAGCCGTTAAGAATCTCGGTTTAGAGTTTTCTAATCCTGCAATCGCTTCTTACATTGACAACCTTTCTCGCGCCTCTGCTGTGACCGACGGACAGCTTCGTCCAGCATTTCAGGCGTTGCTGACCACTACAGGCTCACTCACTAAGTCTCAAGAACTTCTCAGTCAGGCAATCGACATTTCAGCGGGTAGCGGTGTCGAGCTCGGTCAGGTAGCTCAGGACTTAGCTTCTGCGTATGTAGGCAAGACTAAGGCTCTTGGTAAATACAACTTAGGTTTGACTCAGGCAGAGCTCAAGACTGCTAAGTTCACAGACCTACAGATAAAGCTGAACGAACAGTACAAGGGCGCGAACGCTGCCTATCTCACGACTTATGCTGGAAAGATGCAAGCTCTATCTACAGCAGCGGGTGAAGCCTCAGAGAAGATTGGCGGGGCATTGATTGACTCCGTAATGCTTCTCAGCGGTTCAAGCGGCATTGATGATTTGATCACTAAAATTGATAAATTGGCTGATAAGACCGTGGGCTGGATTGACAGATTTTCTGAGGGTATTGCTCTAATCAATGCAATCAAGAACAGCAACATTGGCAACATGTCTGAGAACATTCAGAAGGTTCAGGTTGAAGCATACAACGCACGACTTCGCCGCAACTCCAGCAAGGCATGGGAAGGCGTAACTATTCCTAAGTCCAAAGCGCAACTTGCAGCAGAGGCGGCAGCCGAGGCAGCAGCTAAGAAGCGCGCTAATGACATTCTCAAGGCAACAACAAAGAACACAGCAGAATTGAAGAAGCAGAACCTGTTAAAGAAGGCTGGAACTCTTTTTGACATGGAGAAGATTCAAATAACTGCTGCACTCAAAGGCAAGCTCGACGCAGAAGAAAAGAAGCGTTTAGAGTTACAACTTGCATTGGCAACAGAGAACACAGATCTAGTTGCAAAACTTACAAAGGAAATTGCTATCTCTCAAGGGTTAGGCACAGACCTTGCTAACTTCCTTGCAGATCTTCCCAATGCTAAGAATCCCTTTGAAGCATGGAAATCTTTTCTTGATCAGATTGAAGCTCAGGCTCAACGCATCGCAATGATGGGCAGCCTTTCAAGCCTTTATGGAACTCCAGTTCAAAATTTCACTCCTTATTTGACAGGCAAATTCCCTGACACTACTTCTCCTAGCTTTATTGGTCCAACGCCTCCGAATGTGACTGTCGTTGTTGAAGGCTCTGTTGTTTCATCTCAAAGCCTCATTGACGAGATTCGTGGCGGTCTAAACGTTGCAGCCCTTTCAGGCTCATCGGCTAACGTAGAACGCAGAATTGGCGGCTGGTAATGGCTATACCAGCAACGATAAATGTAAGTTTTGACTATAGTTCTGGAGCAACCTTCGGGGCGGGATTTGTTATCGGCGACCCTACCTATGGAGTCATTGGCGTAAGCCGCTTCGGGTCTGATGCAACCATCACACCAGTTGTGGACTTAACTCCTAACGTCTATCAGATCTCAATCACCCGTGGTCGCAACATTATGCGTGACACCTATGAGGCTGGCAACGCGACAATCCGCGTACTTGATCCAGAAGGTTATTTCAACCCTCAGAACTTATCCTCGCCTTACGCGGGCTTCTTAGCCCCGCTGCGTAAGATTCGCATTTCTGCTTCTACCGCTACAGCTAACTCATGGCTCTTTAGCGGATATATTCAGGACTACAAGTACACCTTCCCTCAAGGGCAGGAGACAGCTTTCGTCGATATTACTGCGACCGACGCATTTCGCCTGTTCAACATGGCTAACGTGCAGACCATTCCAGACACAGCAGCAGGGCAAGACACAGGCACTCGAATCAATAAGATTCTGGACTATGTGGAATTCCCGACTTCTATGCGTTCTATCTCAACGGGTCTGAGCACATGTGTTGCTGATCCTGCTACGCCTCGCACCAGCCTTGAAGCAATCAAGAACGCAGAGTTCTCTGAGGGCATGGGCGCGTTCTATATCAGCGCAGAAGGTACTGCCATCTACAAGAACCGCACCGAGGTGGTTGAGTCTATTGGCGAGACTCCTATCGAGTTCAATCAAACTACAGGTATTCCTTACAAGAATGTGCAGCTGGCTTTCGACGATAAGCTCATTATCAATGACTGCACCTTTACCCGTGTAGGCGGCACAACTCAGGAAGTCTTTGACCAGACCTCTATTGACAAGTATTTCCCTCATAGCCTCAACCGTCCTGACCTCGTAGCTCAGACAGACGACATTGTTCTTAACGTAGCCCGTGAGTACGTTTCGACCCGTAAAGAAACTTCTATCCGTTTCGACTCTATGACGGTTGATCTGCTAGATCCTCTAGTCCCAACGGACACAATGATTCACCTCGATTACTTCGACAACCTTAAAATTACGAACGTTACTCAAGAAGGATCTACAATCGTAAAAACCTTGCAGACACAGGGTCTCAAGTGGGACATAACTCCCAATCGCATGACTTGTACCGTGACCACGCTCGAACCAATCGCTGATGGTTTCATCATTGGTAGCAGCCTTTACGGTATAATCGGCACATCAACAATGAGTTACTAGGAGCAACAATGGCAACAGGATTCCCCGCATCTACTGGCGACGTTTTGACCGCCGCCGCTTTTAATGGCTTAGTGTCGTTCTCGATTGGCTCAGACCAGACAGCGGACTACACCGCAGTCCTAGCGGATCAATACCAAGTCTTAGTCCCTATGAACAAGGCAACAGCAGTAGCCTTCAAGATTCCTACAAACGCAAGCGTGGCTTATCCGATTGGCACAGCCATCACAGTATTAAACAAAGGCGCGGGTACTGTGACCATTTCGGCAGTAACGAGCGGCACAACGACTGTGACCAGCGCGGGAGCAGTCAGCGCATCACCAACTTTAGGACAATGGAAAACAGCCGTTTGCATCAAGCTCTCAACCGATTCTTGGGTTGTGGTGGGCGCGATTGCTTAACGTAATCTCAGGGCTATTGGCTGGGGGCGTTGCCGCCTCTACCAACTCATACGAGAGCATTGCCACAGTAACAGTTGGGTCGGGTGGCTCTTCCACGATTACGTTCTCGTCTATTCCGTCCACCTATAAGCATTTACAAATTCGTGCTATTGCGCGTGAAACAGATGCAAGCGGTGGAATTCAGATTAGCCAGATGCGATTTAACGGCGATAGTGGCAACAACTATGCACGTCACCGCGTAGGCGGTAACGGCTCGTCCGCATCAGCGACAGCTGCTTCTAGCGTTAGTTCAATCTGGGTGTGCGCAATGTGGTCATCTGCCGACCTTGCTAACGATTTTGGTGCAGCGGTAATTGACATTCTTGACTATGCAAACACTTCCAAGAATAAGACAGTTCGCTCATTAGAAGGCTTAGACAATAACGGCGGCGGAGTCGCTGGTGAAGTTTCATTACGTTCTGGTCTATGGCAAAGCACTAGCGCGGTTACTTCCATTACTTTGACTTCAACTGCTACTGGATACACACAATATTCATCATTCGCGCTTTACGGGATTAAGGGGTAAATCATGGCAGCAGGTTCAACTTATACCCCTATTGCGACGACAACTATCTCAAGCGGTGCGAACTATACCTTCACTTCAATTCCTTCTACCTACACCGATTTAGTGCTGGTCTGCAACATGATTGATACAGCTGTGAACGTACTCGCATTTCAACTTAACAGCGATACAGGTTCTAACTATTCTTCGACTCGTGTTTATGGTACTGGAAGCGCAGCAGCATCAAGCCGAGACAGCAGCTTTACATACATAGACCTAGGTACAACTTCAACATCTTACGGCACTTCCATTATTAACTTTGAAAATTATGCAAACACCACTACCTATAAAACAGTATTGGGCAGAGTTTCAGACCCAGGAAACAGAGTAACCGCAGGCGTAGGCTTGTGGCGTTCGACCGCTGCTATTAACTCAATCAAAGTTTATGGCGGTTCAAACTGGACAGGAAGTAAATTGACCCTATACGGAATTCAGGCGGCATAATGGCAAACACCTTTGAACTTATCGCTTCTTACTCCGCTACTGGCTCAGTTGCTTCAATCGACTTCACCTCAATCCCTTCAACCTATACTGACCTTGTTCTAAAGTATTCGACACGATGCACCTCTGGGGCGAACGTGGCTATTGTTCTTTCCTTGAACGGGTCAAGCACCAGTTTCTCAAATAAGTTTCTTGAAGGCTCTGGTTCAGCCGCAGCTTCTGGAAGTTATCAGAGCGGACGTTACTTAGGTGTCGCAGGTGACGGCTCAACTTCAACGCCAAACAATGGTGAGCTATATATTCCAAACTATGCAGGAAGTACCAATAAGTCTTTTTCAGTTGATGCAGTTGCGGAAAACAATGGAACTCTTGCCTATTCTGATTTAGGTGCTGGGCTCTGGAGCAACACCGCAGCAATTAACCAAATCACAATCGCTCCAACATCTGGAAGTTTTTCCATCTACTCAACCGCCTATCTATATGGAGTCAAAAATGCCTAATCCAACACGAATCGAAATCAACTGCGAGACAGGCGTTGAGTCAATCATTGAACTCACAGACGCCGAGGTTGCCGAACTTGCCTATCAGGCAGAGTTAGCAGCCGAGAAGAAGGCAGAAGAAGAAGCTAAGGCAGAAGCCGCTGCAACTGCTAAGGCTGCACTTCTTGAAAAGCTCGGGATCACAGCAGACGAAGCTAAACTCCTATTGGCATGACCCCTAAGTTATGCAAAGCAGGGCAACAGCTCAGGCTTCAAGTAGATGATGAATTTCCAAGTCGCTCTAGAGCCAGCGATGGCTGGGTCGCAGATGCTAGACACGTCAAGGCTGGTACATCTGATCATATACCAGACCCTAATAGCGGAATCGTTCGGGCAATCGATTTGTCAAGGAATCTATCTGGAGCAGCAGAGCCCGACCTCATGCCTTATCTTGCAGACCAGATTCGTCTCGCAGCAAGAAAAGATAAGCGAATTGCTTACGTTATCTTCGACAAGAAGATTGCCTCTGCAAAATCCTTATGGCGTTGGAGAGCTTATAAAGGAATCAATCCTCATACTAAGCATTGCCATGTCAGTTTTAGTAAGAAGGGCGATACAGATGGTTCGTTCTTTAATATCCCAATGATAGGCGGCACACAATGAACATGAAGAATCCAGCAGTACTCACAGCAGGAGCTTTCCTGTCAGCGTGGGCAGCTTCTAACTTCGCGGCAGATTACCGCTCAATCCTTTGGGCTGTCTTAGCGGGCGTATTCGGTTACGCAACTCCGAAGAAGTGAGCGCGCAAGACCTTGCTGCTTGGGCTGTGGCTGT